CCATACCCTAAAATACGAGCTGCAATCATAATTGCATTTTTATCTCCAATTAATAAATCATTATAATTTATTTTGGAAACAATTAATGATTGGAATAGTTTATCTAGTACAGTTCCTTTTTGAATGTAAGAAGAATTAGTAAGAATATCTTCTTCTTTAGCAGTCATATATTTAATTTCAATTTTTCCTTCTGCTAAAGGAGAATCTTTAGAATATAAGTATCCTTTTGAGGGTAAGTCTACAACTTCGGTAGCTAATTTAAATTCGGCCATAATCTTTATTTATTAATAACGTTTTGTCGTTGATACATATCAATATAGGAAAAAGCTTGACCGAAGCCAAGCTATTTTCCAAATCAGGGGTGGGTAAAATTTTTAGAAATTTAAGATACAATAATCTGGTTGTACCGTTAATTCTATATTTTGAGCAGTATCTACAGAATCCCAATTATATTCTCCAAATCCTGCATTTGTAATAAATGCACCTTTAATAATCCATTCTGATACAATATCACCTACAGGGCCAAGTACATTAAAAGTAAGATCTTTCTTATAGAAATCACTATACCCATCACGACCAGTAACTGATTCATGATGTAAACGTACCCATTCCATAACGGCTTGAGCTCCAGATGGTGTAATTGGGTCAAATAATGTTAATGAGATAGGATCCCAACTTGTTTTACCTTTTACATATCTTGATACATTAATATGATTTAATTCAACTGTACCTTGTGTTACGGATACAGCTCCAACTCCTTTTACCACATAAGCAGGAATACCATCTACATAAAGAATAAATCTATTCTGTTGTTTTGGCTCAAAAGCTGTGAAAAATATTTCGTTCGGGTCTAATACTGCCATTTTATTGTTTTATTTTATTATAAATATTTATCTTTTTTATTTTTATGCTGGGAATGTTGCTCCAGTTGGTAATACATTGAAATCAAGTATAATAAATTCAGCTGTTTTAGTTGGTTGTAAGAATATTTGTCCTACTAACTCGTTTCTATCTATTACAGTTGGTGTATTATTAGTATCATCCATTACTACTTTAAATGCATATAATCCTTGTCTTTGTTGTACTCCTTCTAAATAAGGGTTAACAACACTTAAGAAATTATTTCTTGTAGCAATTGTATTTTGTTCAAACACTAAATTATCAGCTACTCCAGAAATAAATCCTTTAAGAGCAATTAACAATCTACGTACATTTACTCTATCTAAAGCACTAGCACGTTTTTGTAATGTTTTTTGACCAAATACAACTACTCCCGATTGTGGGAATGTTGCTAATGGATTAACATTTGATTCATATAATGTATCTCTATTATTCGCTGTTAATCTTCTTTCAGCTCTAACTACTTGACCTAAAGCACCTCTAGTTAATCCTGCTGGTGCGAACCATGGTTCACTTGAAGCATCTGTAAATACATAAACTCCTGGGATTACTGTTGAAGCTGGTACAAATACTAATTCTCCTGTTTGAGAATCAATTACTTGAACCCAAGGCCAATATGTTGCAGCATAACTATTATCAAATGAAGATGCTGCTTGTGAAACTGCCGTTACTGAACTTGCATATTTTACTAAATCTAGTACAGCAATATTATCTCCTCTTGTTAATGAGTTATTAATTAAAGCTGTTGTTTGTGTTGCGTGAACTGCGTTGATTAATCCAGGAGCACTAAGAATATTATATTGGTATTCATCTACATTTCCTAATAAAGAAATTGCGTTATCATAATTACTACCAGTTAAACCCTGTGTATCGAATCCAGCACCATCTCCTATAGCACCATAAAAATTAGCAACTCTACCAGAAGTAGCAGTTGTAATATTTACACCATCTGCTCCATTAAAGGATCCAGATGATACTCTTGGTAAAGAACCAGTAAATTCAGATTTTGCTTGACCATTATTATCAAAATAATTTGGTGTTTTATTATTTACTGCTTTTACTCTTACATATCTTGATAGATTAGCATATGATCCAGATTCTTGAATATAATAATCAGATCCCTCATTTACTAAACGTTTACTAATATCACCAATTTGTGCTGATATATAGTTTGGAGAATATGGGTCTAATGATAAGTTTGGATATTGTTCTAATACTACTTGTTGGTTTGCATTATCATTACCTCTACGAACAAGTAAACTAAATACTCCAGAGGCGGTATTTACAGAAGCGATAGACCAACGAACATTATCTGCTGATCCTGTTTCTAAAGCACCGTTTGTTAATTCTGTTGTTCCAGTATTCATTACTTCTCCTTCAGAAATTGTTTCTAGTACAAAAGGTGATATAGAACCATCATCTGCTAAATTAGCTGCTACTAAAGTAACTGTAAAAGTTCCTTCAGTTAAATCTACTGCTTGTACTGTGATAACCACATCTGTACCTACTGTTCCTCCTAAAGCTGCTTGTAGAGCAGTTCCGGACCAAGTAAATGTATCATTTACTTTAACTCCTTCTCCAGCTGATGTAGCAGCAATTGCTGTTAAATTAGCATCACCAGTTCCTGTATCTCCTGCAAAAGTTAAAGACCAAGCTTGACCCGTTGCATTTGCATTTGATGCTACAGGTGAAATTGTAGTTGTACCTGCATCATAAGTATCTGCGGCTGCAAATCCAGTTGATCCTAATAAACTAGTTGTTACGATTGGTGAACCACCATTATCATTTGTAGAAAATACTACTGTATCCCCTACATCAAATCCATTTCCTGCAGATGAAGCTGTAACTGCTGCGGTTGCACCTGCAACTGTTACTAAATTAAATACTGCTCCTGTTCCACCACCATTTGTTGAAAATGTAGCACCTGTATAAGTTACTGTACCTGAACCTGAAAAACTTGAACCAGCATCTGCTCCAGCAGCAAATAAAGCTGCTGCATTAGTATCACCAGTTAATAGTTCTGAACCATCTACTGTAGAAATTAGCGAACTCGTTGCAGAAGAGAAAGCTTCTGGAGTTACTCTAGTTACTAATAAACTTGTTCCACCACTTTGGAAATAATTATTTGCTGCTAGTGAAGTTAAATATGAATAAGCAACTGATGCACTTTGTACTGTAGTACCAAAAGTTGCTGTATATTCACTGTAAGAAGTGACTAATGTTGGAACTTCAACAGGACCTAATGCAGCTGGTCCAATAATAGCGGCACCAACTTCTGCGGGTTGTTGAGTAATAAATGATTGGTCGTTTTCTCTAGCTAATACACCTGGAGATAATAATGTTTCTGCCATCTTTATATGTTATTTTTAATATTGTTTTATTATACATATTAAAGATTTTCTCAAAGAACTATTCTGACTTAACGAGCTCTCCCTTTTCTAAATCAATACTACCCTCTCCATATTTTTCTTGTAGTTCTTTACCTACTTTTTCTTGTTTTTGAAGAAGTGACTGGTATTCATTTTTTAAAGTTTCATTTCGTTTATCTATATATGATTTTCTAATTTCTAGTTGACCTAGAGCAAAAGTAATTTCATTTTCCGATCTTTGGAAATCTTTTAGTTGTTGCAACTCTTCTTTTGATAACTTTTTTGTACTCATTTTTATTTGTTTTTAATTGTTATTTATAAATATTAGTAAAATTTTTTTAATGCAATAATTTGTTCCTTTAAGGGTAAAGTTTTTATTGTACCTGTTATACATTTATTAAAGGATGGTTTATTTATAGGATTTATAATAATATTTTTATTATATATTTCCTTTAATAATAAAAGCAGATTATATTTTGACATACATTCTCCTTCTAGTATATTTTCTGTTGGTAACTTATCCCAATGAAATATTAAATATAAACAATATTGAGCCCAAGTTAAAGTAGTATTCCCATTCCAGTAATATTCAGAATAACCATTAATTTCTCCTTCTTGGGATAAAAACCATTCCATTAAACTAGCTTTAGTATTTAATTCAGGACCAAATATTGACGTTTTAATTATTTTAGTATTTTTTCCTTCTTTTTTTATCCATTCTGCTGCTATTCTTTTAGAATTTCCATAATCATCATCATCCATTTCACAATCAGTACCTGGGTGTATTATTTTGCAATTAGTATTTTTATCTAACCATTGGGGTAATTCCCAATTTATGTCAAATTGATCTGTTCGTTGATGTATAGCTCCAATACAATTTACAATAAAATCCCCATCAAAATCTTTAATAAATTTTTTAAAACATGATGTAGACCATCTGCAAGTATTAATAACGCATTCTATTCCTTTATCTTGGAAAAATTTATGGACCATATGTCCTAGCATACCTTTATGCCCTAATATTAATATTTTCATGGTTTAAAGTAGTTATTAGTTTGTAATATATTTTTTAATTTATCTTTGGACATACATACATTATCACTAGTAAATTCTTGAGTAACTGTTGTTTTATTTAAGATTGTATCTTTATAATGCATGTAGTATGTATTATTTTCTTCTTCATAATAGGTTCTCTGTAGTTCTTCTTTAGAAATCATCATTTCATGTAATTTTTCTGATATACGAGGTGTTCCTAATGTATATTGTAAATTAAATTTTTCATTATATATTTCAAATAAATCTTTTATTTTAAAGGATTTTAAATTAGGTATGACGTTATATCCAGTTACTTTTAATCCATATTCAATTAAATCTATAGCATCTTCTATATAAATAGCAAAACGAGTCATTTGATCTGAATATAAAGTTAATGGGTAATTTTTATTAATAGAGTCCCAAATTAAAGGAATTATACTACCTGTAGAATTAATAACGTTACCATAAATTGCTGTTGACAAGCGTACTTTAGATTCTTCTGCATTAACTATAAATAACTCACCTGCTGCAAATTTCATTGCCCCATATAAAGTAGTTGCTGCCCTTGATTTATCAGATGATATAAAACAAGCTGCTTCAAAATTATTTTCTTCTGCTGCTCTCCTTGAATTTAAAGCACCATTAATAATTACTTTTATAGATTCTTCAACATTTTGATCTACAGCCCCAATTTGTTTTAATGATGCTGCAAAAATTCCAATATCGTGATTTTTTGAGGATCTTTTTAATAAATCAAAATTTCTTATATCACCAATTATACATTTTATATTTGGGAATTCTTTTTTTAAATAATAATGTTTAGCCTCATCTCTACTATAGACTGTAATTTCATTATTATTATAATAACGTTTTACTAAATTTTTACCTAAATAACCAGCTCCTCCTGTTATAAATATTTTTTTATTTTTAATCATAAATATCTATAGATGTTTGTCGTTTTTCTTTAAAAATATACGTTAGATCAACATACGAATTATTTTTGTAATATCCAAACTTTTTTATACTATCATATTCTATTCTACAAGATAAGGGTTTTACTAGTAATTCTTGATCATTAATTATTAGTTTAAATTCTTTTTGTATATCATATAATAAAATAGAAGGTTTTGTTTTATATATTTTTGGATCTTTAATGCTTTGATAATATAACTTAAATAAGTTATCATTTTTATTAAAATTAAAAGGATTTTTATCTCCATACTCAATTTGGTCTTTTATTACTTCTGGGTAAATTTGGTAATTAAATATAGAAATTAAATGACCTAAATAATGTTCTGCATCTTTAAAATTATAGGGTGGAACTTGGTTAGAACCTGATATGTATTGTTTTTTAGATATTAAAGGGATTAATTTTTTAAGATTTTCTTTACTAATAACATTAAACATAAAACTAGGAAATCTAAAACCTTGTTTATTTTTACTTTCAAAAACTTTGCTACAAGTAAAATCTTTTGGTGTTTTCATTTCCTTTAGCATTAAAGGAGTTAATATTACATCATAGTTAATAAAACTATAATGAGTATAATCTAAAGATAACCCTAAATTACTAGTTGCTAAAATTTGATTAAATGCAGTCCAACCATAATCAGGCAAAATATTAACTAATTTTAAATTTTCTGTGTTTGTAAGTAATGTTTTCCAATATGTCATTCCTCTATTAGGCCAATGTAATATAGGATTACTTTTATCATAAAGAAAATATTCTATTTGAGATTGAATATCATTAGATACAGGAATATGTGATGATAATAATACATCAAAGTTATGTGATTTTAAGGTTTTAATATTCTTTTTTAGAATATTTATCTTTTTAGTTGTATCACAATGACTTAATATAATAATTAGATTTTTATTTTTCATAACAACTTATATAAGGGGTTATATCTTTTATTTTATTATACCTAGTAATTGATTCATACTCTATATAATTAGTATTAGAATTACTCTTAAACCAGTCACCATTATTTGTTAATAATTGGTTAATAATAGGCTGTTCAGATTTATATATTTTAAGTAATGATTTTTTAGTAGATAAGTAATTATTTTTTAATTTTTTTTCTGATTTGCCAAACACATAAAAATTATCTGTTTCCTTTTTTACTGCGTCGAAAACTAATTTGTGTTGGGGATGTCCATATTCTCCAATAGGATTATGCGTTACTATTTTTTCCCAATTTTTAAAATTAATTATTTCTTTTAGATTAAAATCTTGACTTGGGGTTAAAGTATCTTCATAATCAAGCATTTCCCAAGAACCAACTTTTAATTTTTCCATAACTTCTTCAAATTCTTTACTTCTAATTTTATTTGATTTATTAGTAAGACAAAGTACTTTGTATTCAGATCCATGTTTAATTAATTCGGCCCCTCCAAATATTAATTCATCATCTGGGTGTGCTATTATCATTAGGTTTTTAGTTTGATAATCATTAAATGCACGGTTTAATACTTTTGAACTTTTAGATAAAACAGAAGGATCAGGACCATGTATAAAATAGGGTTCTAATGTATTTTTATCATACATTATATCAAATCCTTGTTTTAAAAAATATGGGTTTACTAATGTTTCATCTTTCGAACTATAATAATTATTCCAAGTAATAGGTAAATCTAATATTTTATTTTCTTCCCATAAAACACAATTTGCTACTCTTTCTTCAGAGAATGCATTGTCATCTACATAAATTTTTATACTATGATTATTTAAATATTGGTTCCAACTAAGACATTTATTAAAAAAATCTTTACTATTACTATCATAAAAATAAAAACCAGTTGCAATAATTTTATTATTAGGATTTCTTGGGATATGATTATATACTCCAGTTAATTCTGAACCATATTTTCCCTCTAATCTTACATTATTATATGTTCTCCAGTTTAAAATATCTTCATGAAAGTATTTCATAAATAGTGGATAATTCTCTAATTTATCTAAATATTTCAATGATTTATCTATATGTTCAGTAACGAAAGCATCCCCATCTATCCAAGCAAATTTTTTAAAATCTTCATTCAAAGAATCTAAACTAGCTAAATATTTAGCAAAATAAATAGAATAATCTTTATTAATTAAATCTAATTCTTTATTTTTTGTATCTTTAATTTTTTTAGGAAGATAATTAATTCTTTTATTAATAACATTAGGAAGATCAATGTGAGAATCACAATTAAAACCATATACTATAAGTTTATATTTAGAAAATTTAAGTAAACTTTTAGCAAGTACCTCGATCATTGATAAATAATTTTGGTTTCCTCCTGTTATCCAAACAAATTTTTTATCCATTAAGTAAAGGTTTTATTTTATTTAATACTTGTTCTACAGAAATTGATTTTTGACAAATATGTTGTTTATCTGTACCTTTATGTTCTGGGCACCAATCCCAATCTCCTGTGTCAAATACGTGGGTATCATGAGTCCAACAATTATTACATACACTATGGTTTTCAATTTTAGTTAAATTATTAGGTACATCATAACCATAAGGAACAAAATTATTTATCATTACTGTATGTTTATTTAAAGCCCAATTTATCCAAGATAATCCTGATCCTAATCCTATAAATAAATCTGCATGGTAAATATAATTAAATAATTCTTCCCATTTTAAATTAGATTTATCTATTATATTAATTCCTTTAAAGCCATTTAAAGTTAAACTAACTACTTTATAGCCTTTAGAATGTAATATTTTTGCTAAATTTTTCCAATTCTTATAGGGCCATTCTTTTAATCCTGCTGTAGATTGAGGTCCTATACAAATGTATTTTTCTTTTATTGGTCTTTTATAAGGAGTAAAGTTAACACTATAATTTGTAGGAGTATAAGAAATATTTAAAATATCACTTGCCGTTTTTATTAAAGGAATAGTATTTACTTGATTAGGATGATTATTAAAATTTTTCCATCCTCCCTTTTTATCCCTAAACCAACCAATTTGGAAATGAGCATAACACGCAGGAATTTCCCCTGGTGGTACAAATTTAATGTCATTGTAATCTTTTAGATTTTCAAACCATTCATTATGAAATGTACTAACTATAACATTACATTTATATTTATTTTTAAACTCTATTATTTGTGGAGCCCAGGCTAATGTATCTCCTATTGATTTTGACTCAAAAGAAATTTTTACTGTTTTATTTTCTAAATTAAAAATATGTACTACTTCACCATTAATTTTAATTATCCAAGGTATATTATATGTTTTACTACACTGAGTCCACATATTATTAGTAATAGTATCTACATGCAATACTTCATTAGTAGAACCATCTATAAATTCGACTGTGTATTCGTTATTATGATGTCCAAGTATTTCTACTTTTGGTCCTAAATTAAAACTTATTTCTACTTTATTTTCTGGGATATTTTCTAATAGATTTTTTAATTCTTCACCTGCTATTTTAGCAGCGTTTTCCCAAGTAAACTTTTTTCTAATTATTTTAGATTCTATTATAGATTGTTTCTTATGATATTCATAATTTTCATAAGCATCTCTCATTACTTCTTTTAAATGATTAAAATCAGGATCATAAAATTCTCCTTCTAACATTTCTTGAGAAAAACTACTATATTCTCCTTTTTTAGCTTTAGAGGTAGATAAAATATCTACTGGTAATCCTAACCCATTAGCAAATTCTAATTGAGCACTACAATTTGAATATATAGATGGTGTTCCGCAAGCCATTGCTTCAATTAAAGGTAAATTCCAACCTTCAGACCTAGCACAAGATAAAAATATATGACCCTTTTGTAAAAATTTTATATATTCTTCTCTAGTAGGAAAATGTTTTACTTTTACTCTAGAATCATTTAGCTTATAATATTCTAATCTTTCTTCTGT